TTTAGGTCAGCGGGATGCCGCTCTCCAAGCCATCAAAATAGTTAAAGCGTGGTTTGCTGCTGATGACGTATGAAGATCTGGCCTGGGTGCAGGGGCAGCTGCGCGGCTGCACTAACGCCCGCCGCCAGCTGAGAATCTGTTTTTTCTTGTTCTTAGTCTGGATAACAATTTTGAATTTGCAGGATTTCTTCAATTCTTTTCTGAGGGTTTCCGGGAGATAGGCTACGAAATAAGCCCCTTGTACACCATGCCCGTGGATTGAAAATGGCATCTCTTGAGAAAAGATTTCTTTCTTATTAGTAACAGTTTTTCCGTGCGTACTTGTAAACTCCCACACCTGCTGCGCAGGAAAAACAAACTCATAGGTCTGGTTCTCGTAAACCAAGAACATCCGTACAATGCACAGCGATGCCGAAGTCTGATTTTGAATATTCATCCTAATAATGAATTGCGTATGTCCCATGCGCCCTAAGGTACAATTGTGACTTATATATTCAACTGTAAACGCACATCGCCTATCCCACATTGCCCGGAAAAAATTGTAAAGCGACATGACAAAGCCTGCAATGGCGATGACGAACGTAATGTTTGAACGGTTACAAAACCAGACAAGTAATTTTTCCATTTTTATTCCTCCCTGCCGCCATTATAGCATGGCCGGGCAGGAGAGAGAAGAGGTGACCAAGCATGACCGACAACAAGCAGGAGGAATGGGTGGACAACCGCTCGCTGTATCCGACCATGACCATCCTTGAGCTGTACGATTATTTCCGGGCGAACTTCATCAACATCGGGCCGGAGACCCTGTCCGAAATGATTGTGCAGGGGAAGTTTCCCTTTGCTTACGGCTTGGCGCCGGATGCCAAGCACAAGCAGCGGCGGCTGCTGATCTTCCGGGCCGGTGCCCAGCGCTGGCTGGACGAACAGACCGGCTGCGACACACTGAAAACCCAGGGAGGGAAAGCCCAATGATCTCCAGTGAAGACCTTGCCTGGGTGCAGGTGCGGCTGCGCGGCTGCGCTAACGCTCGCCGTCAGCTGAGAATCTGTGCCGAATGCCTATGCCTGACCGATGATGAACTGCTGACGCACCTGGGCTATACAAGCATGGCCGCTTTCCGCGCCGCCCATCCCCAAAGCAAGCACCCCGTTGGCCCACAGGTCGAGCGTATCCATCACCCTGTGCCGCCAGACGTGATGCTGGAGAGCGTTCTGCGCTACTACGGCGGGGAACGCCTAAGCACCGTGTGCAGCCTGATGGGCTACACCCAGCCGGTAACGCGCGAGGCCATCCGGCACAGGGTTTGCACCTGGAGAAAGAAACACCCGGCGCTTGCCGCCGGTATGCCGCCCAAGCGGCCCAATACACCCATAAAGGAGAAAGCTATGGAATTGAACATTGATGCAACAGGCCTGCCCGCCTACGCCTATGCCCGCAGCCCCTACACCGGCGGCATTGTGCGCATCGTGCGCGGGGAGCGCGCCCTGTTTGGCCTAAGCAACCAGACCTGTGCAGATGAGCTGAACGCCGCTGCCGGAGTTACCCGCGCCCAGGCCGCCGCCATGTACAACGGCGCAATGTGCGGCTGGGGTACGCCTTACTCGAACCCCAGCAACTACAATGAGACCGGCAGCTATGTCGGCCCGAATATGGAGGACCCCCATGGAACAGAATGTTGAAATCAAAAAGCCCGTCCCTAACCCCCGCGACATGGCCGCTGGTGAGATCGTGGTCAATGTCCAGAAGACCGATGAAAACGGCGTGACGATTAAGCTGTGGCCGGATGTCAGCGCGGTGCGCAACCACATGAACGACCTTGTCAGCCTGGTGCCCTGTGATGCCTACAGCGTCCGGCATTACACCTGCGGGCGGTTTATGTACTGCGCCATCGCGCTGGATGATGCCACCCGCGATGCGCCCTGTCCCGCCGCCTACCGCGTACATAGTGACAGCGCCACGAACGAATCGGACGGCAGCTTCCTGGCCGCTGCGGCTGCCTGGGGCATCGGCGCCGGGTTGTTCGATCTGCCGCCGCTGCGCATCCCGTCCAGCAAGGTGCACATCGTCCCCCAGGGCAAGCCCGGCACCAACATCATTGAGCGGTACGTCATGGACGACACCCTCACACTGGACGACATCACCTACAACGATGACGGCAGCGTCGCCAGCCTGCGGGTGTGCAAGCGCGATGGGAGCGTGATCACATGGCAGGCAAGCTGATTGCCCACCTTGTTGCGTGGTACATGCCGGACAAGTCGCCCGGCGGCGGTGGGCTGGAAAACCTGACGGTAGACAGCGCCTATCTGCTGGAAGCGCAGCGGCTGCACGCCGAGCTGGAACGCCGTGCGCGGGGCCAGCCTTTGTGCGTTGAGGTGGATATCCGCCCGGTGAAAAACAAGCGCACGCTGGACCAGAACCGCCTGATGTGGGCGCTGTTGAACCGGCTGGCGCTGGCGTTGAGCGGCGACACGCCCGGCGGGGTGACTGCCGAACAGTGCTACCTTGACCTGCTGGTTGAGTTCGGCGCAGAGGTAGAGACCTGGCGCGTGCCGGTCAAGGCTCTGCCCGCCCTACGCAATGCCTACCGCGTTGTGCAAAAGGTGGAACAGCTGGACAACGGCTACTGCATGGTTCGCATCGGGCTGGGCAGCAGTAATTTTGACCGCCAGCAGATGCACGACTTCATTGACCGCATCTTTGACCGGCTGGCCGAAGCTGGCGTGGATGATGCCGAAACCACCGAGCAGTACCGGGACTGGAGGCGCACCGATGAACTGTATTAAATGCGGCAGCAGCCAGGTGCATGTTATCGACACCCGCGCCAAGGGACCCCGGCGGATCTACCGCCGCCGTGACTGCCTGGCCTGCGGCTACCGCTGGACGACCGTAGAGCTGCCCGCCGGTGATCTGCGCCGGGCATTGGATGCCTTGAACGGGCTGGAGGAGCGCCATGGCAAAAAGCATACTGCAAAACAATAAGGAGTGCTACCTGTGCCGCCGGATGTACAACCTACGCACCACGCGCGGCCTGGAAGAGCATCACATCCTGTTTGGACGCGGGCGGCGCGAGCTGTCCGAGCGGTACGGCCTCAAGGTCTGGCTGTGCCACAACCACCACAACGAGCCGCCCCTGGGTGTGCATTATAATCCTTGTTCCCGGCGGGTGTTGGAGCGGGCGGCACAATTTGCTTTTGATAATCTCCACGGCCCCGGCAGCTTTGCCAAGGTTTTCGGAGAAGAAATTTAGGAGGATGAAAACAATGCCCCAGATCGTGAACAAAAAGAGCGTGCTGGACATGGCGATGGGCGCGATTGCCGAAATCACCGACTACGAGGTGGAGCGGGTCGTTGCGAACATTATGGACCCCAACACCAGCGCCACGGCCAAGCGCAAGATTACCATCACGCTGACGTTTGCCCCGGACGACTACCGGCAGCAGATCGGCATGGATGCCCAGGCCAAGACCGCGCTGGCCCCGATCCAGCCGGTGCGCACGTCCCTGTGCATCACCAAGGGCCGCGATGGCAGCCTGCTGCTGGCCGAAATGACGCCCCAGGTCCCCGGACAGGTGGACATGGACGGCGATGAGACACCGATGCCCGCAATGGCCCGCGTGGGCCGCGCCGGGTACTGATAGAAAGGATGAACGACATGGAAGTTAGTTTTTTAAAGGATGCCATTGACCGCGTTGCAGAAATGGCCAAACCGTTTACCTTTGAGTTCGCCGGGCGTCAGTTCTGTTCGGCTGAGCTGCACGAAATCAGGCCGGAAGTTGATTTCCCGGCGCGGTACTCGGTGGACACGTTGGACGCCCTTGTTAAGCTGATCCGCACGGAGGGTGCCCATTATTCTCCCCTGCTGTATGTGCGCGTGGACAGCGCCCGGCGGGTGGTGGTGGATACCACATACACCGGCGCAGAATGGGCAGCATTTACCCGCGCGCCTTTATATGAAGCCGTAACCGATGTGCCGAGCATCACGGTCAACCAGAACATGAACCAGGACCGCGCCGTCATCGAATTGCAGAGCCTGTACGCTGTCACCGATGACCGTGACTACCTGCTGGCCCTGTTGAGCCGCATTGACGTTAATCAGGGCGTGTCCAGTGTGGACAACGGAATCAGCCAGGAGGTCAGCGTCCGCACTGGCGCGGTGCTGAAAGAGCAGCAGACCGTGCAGCCCATCGTCCGCCTGCAGCCTTACCGCACGTTCCTGGAGGTGGAGCAGCCTGCCAGCGACTTCCTGCTGCGCCTTGACAAAGAGGGCCGCCCGGCGCTGTATGAGGCCGACGGCGGGGCCTGGAAGCTGGAAGCCAAGCGCAACATCGCCGCCTATCTGGGTGAGCAGCTGGCCGATCTGGTAGAGAGCGGTAAAGTGGTGGTGATGATCTAATGCTGAACGTTGTTGCATTGCAGGGCCGCCTGGCCCGTGACCCGGAGCTGCGCCAAACGGCCACCGGCAAGAGCGTGGCCACCTTTACGCTGGCCTGTGACCGCGGGCGTAAGGATGCCAGCGGCAGGAGCCTGACAGACTGGGTGCCCGTCATCGCATGGGAGCAGCGCGCCGATTTTGCCTATAAGTGGCTCACTAAGGGCCAGATGGTTACGGTAGACGGGCGGATCCAGAGCCGCACCTACCAGGCCAAAGACGGCACAAACCGCACGGTGCTGGAGGTGGTTGCCAACAATATCAAT